TACCTGCCACGCTTAAAGTATTTGTTTTTTCATTCATTCCTAAAACATGGCTAATTGTCTTATCTTCATTACCAAATCTGTAACCGCCTTTCTTTATCAAAGTATCGTTAAATAAATCCCTGCAAACCACATTACCCAACTGGTCAATACTTTTCGCTACTTTAAATAAATACTCATTTATCGCTCGAAACAAAGAACTTATAATCTGATAAGCAAAACCAATCGGGAGAATTATTACCGATATTGCTATTGCAGTTATCAGTAATATAAACCCTCTCACGCTTGCAGGTTTTCAGCATCGATAAAATACTGATCCACCTCCGCATCTGTCAAACTCAAAACTCCTTTAATAAATGCAACGGTCTGACTTGTCCTTTCCGTATTGCTCCCGAAATCCCACGCCCTTTGTGCGATGGTCTTGTTCGGCTCAGGTAGTGTATCAATAGCGTTCTGCACATCTGTTTCTTTCCCATCGATTGCAAGCACCGCACGCAAACGCCATGTAGGCACTTCACGCGGCACCGGGTTAGCATCATCCCAAGCCCTATCTATTTCGCCTGTGGTGAAAAACATTTCGTAACCATCCAAAATAGGCACTCTCCACATTGCGTTTGCGTCTTGGTCTGGATTGCAGTAATTATTCGTTCCATCAGTCCAAACCGATGCTCGCAAACATTCAGCCGTAACCCTATCATTTAATGCTGACGCTTCGCTAAATGTTCTAAATTTAATATATCGCATATTTTTGATTGATGTTGTTAGATAATGCAATGGCTTCGTCTGATGTCATTGAGTAACCGTAAGAAATTATCTCCGCGATTGTTCCAATTAAATTAGTTGCTGTTGAACTATTATTTCTAAATAATCTAAAATATACAGATGTATTTAAAGTGTTAGTTCCTGTTGTTTCAGATAAGCCATTAACAATAACATTTGTATTAGTTATTATTTTAATCCTTGATGTACTTGTCTCAGTATTTCCTTGTAAAGCAGTTGTTCCATTATAAACATGACCATATCCATTTAAACCAGCATTTGTTCCTCCATCAAAAAGTCCGTAAATTGCTGCTTCATTTCTACCAATAATGCCGTTGTATTGATTTGCAGTATTTACTTTGCTTATTATTGCTATGGTATTATTGCCGTTATAATTTAATCCTAAATTTGGATCACAATCTATAAATCTTGCATTACTTATAGCTTCCACACTTGGAAGATTATTATAATTAGCATCGTTCAAAATTAATCTTGGTTGCGCTGCTGCCGTTGCCTGCTCAAATATAGCTCCGCCAACACGTGCCTGCCACCTACTCACCGCCCCTAAATTGGTTTGCGTATTCAACCCATAGGCGGCATCCAGCCAAAAGGTAACACCGCTAAACCCATAAGCAGATGTAGCTTGCTGCATATTAAGGTTAGGGAAGCTGTGAAATTGCTGAAGCGCACTTGTATCCTGAAATGATTTGAACATAATTAGAAGTTTCCGATTTGAGCAGTAACATGAATATTTGTAGTTGCAGTCGTTGCACCTACTTGTATTTTTTGTCCGCTCTTTAATTGCAAATCATTAAAAATCAAAGTACCTTCAGCAGTTGCCACCGTTGCAGAACTTGTAATCGCTGCATAAGTGGATTCAGCTAATAAACGAGGATTTGCGCCTGATGTATCTGTAACCCAAACCAAAAAGATACCAGCCGTGCTATTGCCTACGTGCTTGTATTTTATCTGGGTAACTTTCGTTCCGTCAGTTGTTGCAGTAACTAAATCAACGATGTTCGCAGTCGTTGCACCGCTTTTATCGGTTGTTGTTCCTGTAATTGCTGCCAGTCTTGTTTCTGGACTTAATGCGAAAATGGGCTTTGTATTTGCCGGCATAATGTTAAATTTTAATAGCTATAAAATAAATATAAATCCGATCCTGTTGCGCTGCCACCTAATGCAGCAAGTGAATAAACACCACTAACACGCTGATATAAATCGCCGCTTACGGTATCTAAATATAAATCACCATCCGCGCCTACCGTATCATTAGGCGCACCTGTTCCGTATCTTATCTTTGTTAATGTCATAATGTTATCCAATTTGAGCCTGTTGAAATAACCTGCACGCTTTCAGCTTGTCCCATCGTGTAGGTAGTAACTCCGTCAATCGTTTGCGAGCCGTTCGGATCTATTGTTATAAGTCCGCTGCCGCTATTCTTTATGATATATACCTTCCCGGTAATACCAACCGCCGTTGGCAGGTTTACGCTAAAAGTGCCGCTTGTGCAATGGATAACATAATCATCCGCTCCGGCTGTGTAGGTTGTTGTTTTTGCCGTATATGCAAAGATGGAAGCACTCACCGTCTTATTCTCCCAAATCCCAGTAGATGCCGTATAAGATAGCACCTGATTATTTGTTGGAGAAGTTATAAGGACATTATGAATTTCATCAAGTTCCACTCCGTTTTGCGGCTTGACATATATGATGCCGTTTCCTGCGTTAGCTCGTTCTACCACTCCAATGAAAACTCCATGTTTCGGTGCAACAGGCTTAACCTTTGTAAACCCACCCGCCACGCTATCTAACCAAAGAATATCCCCCTCCGTATATGCACCTAAATTGATACCACTCACCTGCCCTTGCGTTGTAACCCATCCCGCCTGACCTGCTGCAATGTCTGCCCTCACAATACCCAAAGTTTTGCTGCTGAACGTATCGCTTGTATTCTTTGCCAATTTTACCGCTGCCCGATCGCCCTGCGCTCCAAAGATATAAACCACTTGCCCTTTTGTTATTGTAACCGCTTCGGCATTTGTAACATAGGCTTTTACAACGGTAGCGGTATCATAATTACCTATCGGCTGATAAGTAGCAGCCGCCACATTTGATCTCAAATAAGGGCTAAGCATAGCTGCCGTATCGGTATATTTTACACGAGCATCAATACGATTGCTAAGTGAAGTTGTATCGCCACTTCCTATTTTTACCCATTGATTCCCAGTCCATGAATAAACAGAACTATCCGCAGTACTATATCTCAAAGCACCTGCACGCTTGCCATTTGTCGCTGATGTTTGCGGAATAAGTAAAGTCGAATCAAATGCACCGCCCCGCCATTTGTAATAGTTATTAAAGTTCGTATAAAGAACATTATCAATAGTTTGCCCTTTACTTGCAAAAGAAATGCAAATAAATAAAATACTAAAGATATATTTGTACATTTTCGCCTTCATTGACACCGCCATTTATTGTTATTGTTTTTGTTGTTGCATTATGCGTTATATATCTTCTATCACTTCTCACCTGATACGTTAATATCAATCCATCTATAAATACCAAAGGTGGCACCGTAAGCATATTATTTTGATATTGTGTACTTCCTTGAACCATAGGCTGTCCACTACCTACAATAAAATCAATTACTTTATTAGTTCTTCTTACAAAATAATCTTCTACAATTATATACTGTGAATCAGGTAAAACATAATCCGTAGGTACCTGACAATTATTATAAAGTATTGGTAGCTTTAATGATAACTCAAAAGTTACCCCTGCTAAAACATCTTCTTGCCCTTGCCTAAAATATTCAAAATTGAATGAACGATCCATTACCCATTCATGCAAATCCCATCCAATCTGCGCCAAAAGATCATGGCCTATCTGCTCACAATCACTCTGCATTTCAAGTTCATCCATATTTTCAACATGATGGATATCTGCAACGGTTACCAATATTTGGTATGTCTTTTCCTTGCCTGTGATGGATGATGTATTTAAGGTATACCACACCGCAGGGTATTCGACATCCTTATAATCAAAAACTAAAAAATCTTCAGCTTTTAGATGCTTTGCAGTCCTTACCATTTTGTGGCCTGACGCTATCTCTATCAGCTTTTTGATTATTTGATTTAATGTTAGACTCATGTTTCTTTAAATAAGCTTTTAAAAGCTTTTGAATTTTGTTTGTATATTGACTCATCTGCAACAAGATAAGAACTCATATTTATACCACTTAGGCATCTCTTTACGATTTACATCAGTATTCCCTAAATAAATACCGATCTCAAAAGATGTCCGCTTAGGCACGAAAGTATCAACGCGGCTGCCTGGATTGATATATTCCTGAAACTTTGAACCGCTGCCAGCCTCCTCAATCAAATATCTTATAAGCCTTTCCAAATACCATTCAGCACGATTCTTAAACTTAGCTGTAAAATCATCTATCTCTGAACTACTTACAGCCTCACTATTCTCAGTCGTTTTTCTGGTTAGTCCCTTGTTCCACAATTGGAAGCTTAATGCAGGTGCCAGTTCGCTTATAGTGTAATGCACTAACGGATCGCGTATGTAGTCTTTTAACAACGTTTCTTCATCTGCAGTAAGATCATCATTATCTATTCCATCCTGCAATCTTTCATATAATGCCGTTCCTAAAACAGGCAGTAAATACATCTCTTGCACCGCCTTAATTTCAGGCACAATCATTTTGCTATCAATGTTCTTATGTACGGCACTACGCTCGTAAATGTTTTCAGGACTGACAAATAAAATATCTCTCATGTTTTATTTTTTCTTCATTACAATATTGCTAACCCAATCATGTCTGCAATGCATCTCTATTTTCCCATTGTTATTCCAAAATCCTCCACGCCTATCCCATACACTATAACCCATACGCATCGACATAGATTCAATTTCAGAGCGTGACCATAATTTATTCATCTCTAATAATCTTGCACAAAAAGCCCTGTTACTGTTATCTTCAGGCCCTTCATAAGAATAAAGAATCTTAAAGTTTAAAGTCTCAGGTTTCTTATCTGTTTGCTTCTTTAAAGGTTCTGTCAAAGTACGCTCGATAACTTTATCCTGACCTACATTTGTCGGCTTAATAGATATACGGCCCTCATCAGCTAAACGCTTTAAAATCTCTTTAACGCTATCAACTTCCAAATCCAATGTTTCTGCAATAACCTCAGGAGTGATTCTTTTATCTTTACGAATCAAATCCAATGCATTCGTTTCAATTTGCGTTACATCTGCAAATTGCTCTTTGCCAAAAACAAACTTTGAACTTTTGACAATTACATAATCACTTTTCGGCTCACCACACTTTGCAAATTCAGCTAATAATAATTCATCCTTTTCATGGCTGCTAAATTCCTGCACCTCATTATCAATAGATAACATTGTATTTACTTCATCATCATTCAATCCTAAACTGCTTTTTAATAACAATTTAGCCTGTTCCTGACTGATCTCACCTTTCTCAAACTTGCGAATGATTCGTGTTAAACTTTGCCATTGGCGGCCGGATAAGTTTTTCAGATTCTCATTAACTGGTGCGCTAACAGTCGGTGCTGTTTCAGGCTGTGCAATTTCAGGATATAAACTTGCATCAATACCTATCTTTTCAAGTAACCATTTTTTAGGAGCGATCTGCAATAATGTTTGCTCACTAAACTCAAAGCCTATCGGCTCAACAGGTATGATCTTATGCTCCTGACCTGTAACTTCTGCAAACAATAATTCTAATGCTTGTTGCTTGTCATTAACGTAGGTCGATTTCATTATTTCGTACGCATCCCTGATCTCACTTCTGCCACCTAATTGCCCTTCTACACGTATTCCGAATAACATGGGACTGACTACCTGATGACCGCAAAATATTTCTTGTTGTACGCTTTTAGAAAGTATATCAAAATGCTTGTCTAATTCCGTGCTGCTTAAATCGTCAAGTTGTGGCCGCTTATTCGGATCTTTTCCGAAGTTTAATACAATATTTCCAGCATTTTCACTACCTGTAAACTTGCTTTTAAATCCTTTCTCAATCTCTCTTTTCTCCTCCTCCGTAGGTATACCCTCAAAAAAACTGATCATCTTTGATGCAAACATACCATTGGTAATTGTACTTAAATGATACTTGCTGATCTCAATATCAGTTTGTATCGCATTTAAAGCACCCATATAACCAGGGTAAGAGTATGTTTCAACACCGGGCCTATATTCTTTATAGTATAATATCTGCGTTTGATTACGAAGTAGATTAACTTCTAACTTAGGATTGTAAGCTGCAAATACCTTAGGCTCATCATTCTTTTTATAGCTTTCCCAATCCTTTACATAAAACTGAGTATTATCTTTGCTGCTCCTAACTTTTTGATAAGGCACATGATAAAATGCACCTATCGTTCCAGCAGCATTATATTGCACCTCCAAATAACAGCCTCCAAAAACTTCAATATCCAAACAAGCCTTTTTAAGTATTTCATTGCAATTCTCATAAGGGTTTGCCTGTACTACATGATCAAAGCCCTTACCTACAATGTAATTAACTTTGCCCAACACAATACCATTATGCTTGCTGCTTTTATTAAACATGGTTAAAAGCATATTCGGAAACTTATTATCCTCTCCAAATAATACCCATCCCTTGTTAGGTAGTTCCTTCATTACAGGAACCTTTACATCGGCAAACTTTATAAAAGAAACGCTATTCCGCATCATATACTTTGTAAGTTGTTGGATTGTTATATTTTGTCGTTGTTACATCTTCGCCATCACTTAAAAACATTAAACCAGTTTCCACTACAGCCCCGGCATTTGCCTCTATTAAATTGGAAGAACTCGCCTGCTCATATATTTTATAAGTATACCAACCCTCTTCCCTATTGGCAAAATACGTATTAACAACAATATCAAACTCATTATACCTGTCAGGAAAATTGCTTTGATCAGCAGAATTAACCAATACGAATTTAACTTTCTCATTTGTTGATCTGCTTTGAAATACACATAAAAAATTAGCATCCAAAATGGATTGCTTCTCAGTCAAAGTTAAGTAAACAGTTTCAGTATTTCCCTTTGTAAGCTTTATCATTCCTTTTATAAATACCTTTAAACAAAAACGCCCGCCTATTTCAGGCAGGCGCTTAACCATTTAACATCTATTCTTAACCAGCAGTTTCAAGAGCAGAAGCAACACCACTGCTTACTTCATAAAGTTGATCAGGCTCTTTACCTACAAATACGAGGCTATAACCCGAACGATCTCCGAATGCAGTTCCGCTACCGCTTGTACTTCCACTCATATCCAAACCTCTTTCTTTACCTAACATCCAAAACTTGTTGTTGTTATCTTTTACAACTGCAACTACAATATTTTGTGCAAGTAATTTTAATTCAGTATTGATAGCAGCAGAAAGCTTATTAACTACGATCGTTAAGTTTTGCTCAAAGAATACAGTACCATTTTCATTTGATACAGTTGGATTGTGAGTGAACGATCCAGTTTCTTTTGGCAGTTCATACTTCCAGAATCTTTTACCGCTTGCTTTTGTCAAACCAGTAACAACTCCTGAAGCAGAAACGATGCCGCTTAAATTACCTTTCTCAATAAAATAAACTTCGGTTATCCCGCCAGCTGAGTCCTTACAGTCTAATGTATATCCTTGTGTTAATGCGCAGGGCATGATATATATGTTTTAAAAAGGGCGGCTATTGACCGCCCTATGTTATTAATCAATTACGCTTCGAACTTTACTACTTCATCAGGGAAGGCTATTTGTACCCCGATTTTCAGATTTGCGCTGAACTTAACGTTTCTGTCATCTTGAGAATACCAAAGTTCAAACTGATCTTCTTCGCTGATCAAATCTACACCTAAGAAAATGTTTGACATTCTCATTGCATAGATATCATTAGTACCGTTCAATCCATGAACAGGAACAACTTTGTAAGATGTGCCGGGTACTAAGAACTCAGAATTTGCAGCGTTGTTTGTAGATCCTGGATTGTAATGGAACAAGTTAAGATCAACATACTTCTGAATCAACAGAGTGTAAACATCCCATCCGCAGAAGATACGAACATCAGCTTTACCTTTAACGGCTGCAGGAAGAGCATTGATAACTGCAAGAACAGCCTTTTGTGCTTTCTCCATTGTATCGATACCTGTGATAGGCGCACCAGTTCCGTAGAATCCAGTTACGTTAGCATTTACAACACTTCCACCTGCTTCAGAGATATGTTGTTTGATACCTTTGAATTTATTTAAAAGACCGTTAGTTCCACCGTAACCTGAACCAGTTGCAGTCCAGATAGCAGTTTCCAAAGCTTCGGCAATCTTACCAGCTTTGCGAGCAGTATATTCAGCAGCAAATGCGATGCTATCATAATTTCCACCAGCTGGCAAAGATTTTTGAAGGTAAACCGCCTCAAGATCTTTCGGACATAAAGTTTCTTGCACCTTCACTTTGCCCGTTGTAAGCGTACGCTGTGACCATTCTGTGGTGCCACTTGAAAGAAACCCACATGAAGAATCATCTTGAAAGAATACATCAGTATCCATTCTGTTAATTG